CGATATAGTCGGCAATCATGTCGGAATAGGTCGCCGGGATCCCGGTATCGTCGCTGTCCAGGTATTCAGCAGGGATACGCGCGTATATGACCTCAAGTATCTGCGTGGCCGGTGCGGGCGGATAAACCATGAAGCGCAGCGGATCGTCCACGACGCGCATCCAGTTCACTGCATCAGCCGCTGCCATGGACTGCCAGCCAGGATTGAATGCATCCAGCGTGGCGCGGTCGCATTCCGTCACCGCATTGCCGCCCTTGACCCGGCGCACATCGATCAATGCCGTGGCATCGTTGAATGAAATCGCCTGCATGGCTTTATTGTCGATGCAGTCGAGGTCGCCATCCTGGTAGAACAGGAACGGCTTGACGCTGGCAATGACATCCAGCGCATCGTTCGCGTATTGCAGCAGGTCTGCGTTTGAGTAGCGATAGCTGGTACTGTCTACGTCATTGATAATGCTGCGCGCTGTAGCGATAGGCTGGCTGAGTTTGAGTCCCATGGTTCAATAGTTCCTTGTGCGAGTCAGATCGGCGTAAACCGTGGCGTTGGTCAGATCGGCGTAAACCGTGGCGTTGGTCAGGCCGGCCGTGTTGTTGATGGCGCCGCCGACCAGTCCAATGGCTGCCGCCGAGTCTGACTCGGCAACCTGAAGCACGCCAAGCGTCTTGTAATACGATATGGCCTGCGCGAACTCGGTTTCGGTGACGATCCCGAGCACGATCGATGTAACAAACGCCTGCGCCGTTCCGGTCTCCACTGTCTGCCCAAGCGCAACTGATTTGGCAACAGTGACGGCCTGGGCATACTCGGACTCGGTTGCCGGTCCAAGCGTTGCGGATTTTGCGGGTGAGATGGCAAGAGGCGCATCGGTCTCCGCGGCTATCCCGAACGGGAGCGCCTTGGATGTGGCAATGGATTGCGCGCTATCTGTCTCGGTAGCCTGTCCTATTGCCGCAGTCTTGATTGCCGTGATTGGCTGGGCGGTATCGGTTTCAGCGACCTGCGCGATGGCAAGTGCTTTGGCCGCAGCAACCGGTTGTGCTGTATCGGTCTCGGCGGATTGGCCGATGGTGATGATGCCGGTGCTGCTGACCAGATACAGCGCACCATAACGCGAGCTCATAAGCTGAGGATGTTCCAGTCAAACGCCCGCGCTGTGCCAGCGGTCTGCGTGATCGAGAATGTGATCTCCGTATCGACCGGGATCGGGATGCTGTATTTGATCGGGTCGGTCTGGATGTTGGAAATCGCACCCACATAGGCAATACGTGACACGCTCCCGCTCTTGGCCTTGGTGTACGCGCGCATCACCAGCGTATCGCCGTTGAGCATGGCATTCGTATCTAAAACCAGCACGTATACCCCGGCTGCTGTGATTGCCGTGCCGAGGAACGTTTCAGTGCCGATGACCGGAGTAGTGCTGCCGGACTGATTGGATGTAACCGCCATTATGTAATCCCCAGTATAGATACGTAGGTGGTTGCGCCCGTACCGCCCACGAATGTCGCCCGCATTGATAGGCGGCTGCCGGATGGTATTGGGATGGGTAGAGGCCCCAATAGAGAGGGTCCAGATTGCCCGATGTTGGTGCCAGAAGCTTCCCGGATCAGATACCCGACACCCCCCATGATAATTTGCTCAGCGCCGGCAGCGCCCACAGCAAAATCCAGCGTAGCCTGCGTATCCGCTCCGGCACCTCCGATAAAAATAATCAGTTTTTTAATATCGGCAGGTGTAGCGGCGATTAACTGTGTCCATGCACTCGATCCTGATGCCGGAATGACCAGCGCTGTCCCGCGTGATGTTGTTAGGTCGGTGCCCATGTCGATTAAATTGCCGGCGGCCGGCAGAGCGGTGAGCGAACCAGCCAAATACCCAACGACGAGTCCGCAACTGATCGATGCGCCGTCAGACTGGGCACGCACAGCCACCCTGGTCCCAGCCGGAATACTCTGCGAGATGGTAAACAATGACCCGAACGAATCATTAACTGGCTTCGGCCCACAGAAAAGGTTGGGCGCTACAACAATTTCAGAGCCTGCCGCGCCGATACCAATATCGAACAGCGAATTATTGGTAGTTGCACCACGCAGCTGCACCCACAGCCCCGTGTAATCCTGCGGCGTTGAGGCGGTGACCTGTTGCCACGCACCCTTGGTATTCGCAGCGCCAGATGACGGTCCGTAATAAGTGCCATCAGTATAGACCGCGGAATCTGTGATGCCCCAGTCGCTCATGCCAGTATCTGCGCAGTCCGGCCAGATGCCAGGATACCGATGGAGGTGGCGTAGGCGAACCCGTTTTGCGTAAATGTATCGTTCGGATCCACCGAATCAGCGGCGCGGAACATTTCCCAAAAATACTCGATATTGGCGTCCGTGCTGTTTTTAAATGCCGTGAATTCGGCCACGGTCAGGCGCTTGATAATTGTGGATTTGGGGATCGGCGGGCGCGCCACTGGGGCAGGATCAAATGCGTGCGTCGTGGCGTTCCATGCCCCATCAACACTGGTTACGGTAACCACGCTCATCCCGGATGGTAATGGACTGGCCACCACGTCACCCGTGCTGATGAGCGCGCCAGTTGCTGTATCGTAGACGGCGTAGGCCATAATTACGCTGCCCTGTAAAATCCATTTGCATTCAGCTTCAAGGTAATTGCGGACCCATCCGGCGTCAGCGGCGCGTCATAGGCGCACAGCGGGATGATGTTCGCGTCTGTACCCAACGTTGTATCGTTGTCGTAGCACAGCACCAGCTTGCTCCACCCATCGCCAGCGGCGATCGTTCCGAAAGCCAGATCGGCCATGCCTAATTGCGTCCAGTCATTGGTGTTGTCCGGAGCAAATGCTGCCAGGTCGGTATCAATACGCACAATGCGCGCATAGCCGGTGTTGGTGACTTCATTGGTCGTGCCGGCTACCACATCGGCAAGCGTCGCCTTGTCCATCAGCACGGCATCGGTTTCCAGACCTGTGGTTGCCAGCATGACAGCGACCAGCGCAGAGTTGGCCGGGTCGTTGGTCTGTACGCGATTGTAAAATTCTGCGACCCTACCTTTTGAGACGTTGAAGACAAAGTTAGCCATGTGTTGCTCCTTTTAATGAGTGATCAGAGTGGTGGCGGCGTTGTGTGCATGGGTGCGTGCTGGAACTCGCGGAATGTCGCCACGGCAATGGCATTATCGAAATTGCCCTGGTGGAACGCGCTGAGGTTCGCATCGCTCCATGGCTTCTTGGGGTAGGCCATCAGGATAGCCAGCGCACCATCGGCAATCGCATCGACGTGCGCCTCGAAGATGTCGTCACCAATAGTGGTTGCGGCGCGCAATGGCTTGAGTGTCACCACCATGTCAACAGCGCCGGCACCGATCGGGTACAGCCGAAACTGGCTATCGTTCAGCACAATCAAGTTAGAAGGATCGCCGGTTTGCGTTTGCCAGAACGATACGCCCAGCATGTCCGTGGCGTTCTTTACTTCGAGCGGTTCACCATCAAGTTCCGCCGACAGCACGCGCTCTACTTTGGTACCGGCAGGCGGCGCGAAAGCATAGGCCGTGGTTGTTTCGGTCGCCGTGACGGTCGGGTGGGTATACCGCCATACGCCGGTCTTGGCACAGAACATGATTGCCGCGCGCACAATGGCCTGGCTGATAACGATCGTCGGGCATCCTTCCACATGCGGCTGCACGTAGGACAATGCTTCGGACAGATTCATTTAACTACCTTCGCCAGCAACGCGGCATTGATCGCCTCGCGCATGGACGTTTCGGAATTGCGCCGGGTAAGACCAGTAACGCCTTCCTGCTCGGCAAACGCCAGCAGCCCATCCTTGTCCAGACTGGACAGCAACTGCTCCAGCGTAGGCGCATCAGCGCCGGCCACATCGATGACCGCTTGCGCGGCATTCTCGGGGATCTCGCCGGCTACTTCTGCGGGTACGATCTTGGCCACGACCAGCCCGGTTATCAGGGCTTCATGCTCGGCCGCGCTTACCATGATGGTGTAGGGGATGCCGTAAGGCACGTCGCCCAGGATTTCTTCGGCAATCGCATCCATGTTGCTGGTGACCATCAGCCGATGCACTTCGTCCCGGATCGCCTCAACATCGCGCCCCTCGGTTTCAATGCTGCGGCCGGACTCGCGCTTGGCGAACAGTGCCAGCTGCGGCGCATCCATATTGGTCAGGTTGACGT